CGGGATTTCTGGTGTATGTTGTAGTAACTATCCGGCCCATGACATTATCCTGAGTAGAGGGATTATACCCACTATGGAGGACAGCGGTATCTGTGAATCTGATTTTATCAGATAAACAGACATCTATAATCTTCTTAGGAGAACCCGTTAAAAGGTTATCCAGAAGATTAGTTATATGTCTCAGGTCGACAAACCAGTCCACGACAAAAGACCAGGGAATTAATTCCCAGGCCAACGATGCGGGACCAGTTACTCCAAACCGACTAAGTACGTAATCCAACTGCCGAAAGGCAGCGGTCTCGTACCTAGGTGTCTGGTAACCCCTGACCGTGCAAACTCGACGAGACTTCTCATCGTCTAAAGCACCCGTGTACCTCAGAGAATGAGTGCCATCGTCGAAGTAACCTACCTTATTCCCAGAGCCGTCAATATACGAAAACGTATACTGGCAAGCTCTGTGAACGGATACTAACCTACCAGACTGTTTGCGTAGTTCAGCAGCGATTTTAGACCGAAGGGTCTTAAGTTCGCGCTGGATTTTGCGCATATCTGACAGGAGCGGAGCTATTCCGAATGAATACATCAAGTACAGACTTGATGCATCACGCCCACGTCGACCAAATACCCCAAGCTTTCGCTTGATGGTATAGGAAGACCAGTTATTCCTCAAGCCTTGATATCCTTTTAGGAGACCATACTTGAGTATATAACTGCGCACGCGACGTACAGTACCTAGCATAGAAGCTAAGCTCTGAACGAGTTGAGGCGCTTCCACAATATTAAGAAGGTTGTCAACCTTATTAAGACTATAGAAAGCATCAACAGTATCGCGCACTAGAGCGTCCAATGAGGCATTCGGCGTGACCTTCCAATAGTTGCCTGAAAGGGCTGGGAAATGTAAACCCGAGCCTGATTCAAGCACCCACTGATTAAGCGACGCACCCTGACCAGAGTACTGATTATTAAGAGCGAAGTTGCCATAGCTAGTAAAACTATCTAGGACAACAGATC